TGCTTGAAGCTTGTTGCTTGGAGCTGGCAATGTCCATCTCTCCAAGCTTGAGGCCCGGACCAGGTGCACGCTTCGAGGTGGACGTCTCCGTTGCTCGCTCGCTAATGACCTGGTCCGATTTATTACGCTTGCGTAATTCTTTATAATATTTTGGGTGCCTGAACATGTTAGTGTTTACCATATTTTATCACTTTAATGTCAGAGTTCCAGCAATTTCTGCAGTCTCTGCATTCATTGTTTTGTTGAGCTGCGGGACAGCTGGCACCACTTGTCACCACCTCCGAAGAGTTAGGCCACGACTGAGGCGCCGCCTGGTCTACCATCGGCGCGCTAAATCGTATGACTAAATTGTTTGGCTTATCTGCCAGGTGATCCTTGATCCATGCTTCACGTGTTGGCAACCAGTGACGCTTGGAAGGTGTCAACCTACAGACTTTATAAATTTTTTGAAGATGTTCTAGATCCTGGACATCTCCTGAGTCATGCCATCTAAATACATCTGGCTTCTTGCTGTTGATCAGGTGAGCCATAGCCTGGACCCATTGCGGGCTTTGTATTGCTGCCAGCCGGCGGTACTGGGCATCCTGGACAACCTTGAAGACGTAACAACCTTTGAGCGCATAACAATCATAACACACTGAGCCCGGGATCTTTTGAAGCTTGCCGCCTGTTTTGCATTCCTTGGCCGGCAGGCCTATTGACCAGCCAGGCATCTTTGATGGCTTTGACAATGAACCGCCTATAATTTTTAATGCTTCATCTGTTTTCATTTTTTATTATCCTTTATTTTATAGGACTGTATATTATTGTTTAGTTTTCTTGTCAAGTTTAAAGCTTGTTGCTTGCAGCTTGCAGCTTGGCGCTTGTAGCCGTTGACCTCGAGCCAGCGCCAATGCTGAATTAAAATTTTGTTTATTCCTTGTCCGGGTTGTCGACTCACCATTCCTCCACAGTAGCGTTGTTCAGGCATGTTAAATACTCAGTCTCGGACAGGCCCATCTTTTCAACTAGAAAAACATGTTTGTCGCTCTGAAGTCCGAACCGTGGATCCTTCAGGTACTGGACTGCTTTGTCCAAAATTACGTGGCGCTTGCTGCCACCTGGTTGATATTCTGCTTTTAATTTTTTAGTCATAATTTTTCCTTTCTAAATGCATCCTACCATCTCCTGGACCAGCTGTCAAGCTTGAAGCTTGTGGCTTGAAGCTTTTTGTTGTTAATTAGAATCATTCTAAATTTGCAACCACAGGTTGAATTTTTTTTATCTTAGGGATCAGTTAAGGCCACTCACCCTCATGCATATAAATATGCAATCACTCATGGGGCCCACTGATCCCAGGTCCAGCTGTTACGAGTCGGTCTAGAATGCTCGCAACTGGACCAGGGATCAGTTTACCAGTTCTTAAGCAATAGCTGAACTTACTCTCCACTGATCCAGATCAGTCATCGCCACAGTTCCCGCAAGCTAAGGACAAGCGGTATACACAGTCGTACACTGATCCCAGATCCATTAAAGAGTGCTAGCATTTTTCATAGGACATCTCCTATCTCTAATGGATCAGGGATCAGTTCTGATTGTTTACTGCACAAAGACGGCTCGTAAGCGGTGTGATGTACAGCACAACCAGAAGTTGTCCCGAGAGTTTCCCAATTTTAAGTGTAGTACAACCTCTCAAATCGAACACTAATTAAATATCAGCGAAAGCTTTTCTTAATCTCTGGGAACTGAATTTAATTAAATCCTATATAATACTTGACAATAGTTTTGTCAAGTGATATTTATTCTTTATGCAAAATAACATACAGGAGAAAAAAACAATGACTAGAATAAGATTAAATCAAGAGTATCGGAACAAGATTGCAAATAGAATGAGAGTACATCTTGAACAAGAAGATACTGTTGAAAAACAAAACTATGACAATCTAAAGGGCGACCAGATTGACATAAATGACAAAGCATGGAAAGTTGCTGAACAAATAGTTAGACGACATTATACTTTAGATGATGTTGAAAAAGCATATTATCTTCAAAACAAATTTGAAAATGTTTCAACTATTGCAAAAGATAGTTGTTTCCATTTTCATTATATGGGAGAAGTTGAAGATAGAGATTATGATAACAATGTTATTATGGAAAAGAAAGCTATTGAAAAACATTTTGACTTTAGATTAAATGGTTCAATAGATACTGAAAACAATTCTTCTTATAGTAATAATTACAATGAATATGGTTATGCTTTGTTTCGTGATGAACTAAAAGCACAAGAAGATTGCAACCCAGATATTTTGATTGAACA